CTCGATTTCCACATAACACTCAGCAGCAACGCTGATGGCACTGGCCGCAGGCCCGAAGAAGCGCTCCGGGATCAAGCCCCTGCCCAAGGTCGGGAGCGCCGCCGAGCTGGTCGAGCTCGCGACCGGCGAGCCCCTCTACGCCTGGCAGCGCCCCGAGCTCGAAGTCCTCTCGGCCGCCCGGCGGCCACGGGTGGCGTACGTCCAGCTCGGCCGCAAGCAGGGCAAGACCCGGCTCGGGGCCGCCCTGGCCCTCGGCGAGGTATGCCTGAAACGGCAGCGGCACGTGTACGCCATCGCCGACTCCGAGCGGAACCTCAAGTCTGTGTTCATGCGCGAGATCCGGGACATCATCGGCGGCAGCGATGACCTGAGGGACTCGATCCACGTCTACCACTGGGGCATCGAGGTCCCCGAGACCGGGTCGTTCATCGAGGTCCGGCCTTCCAACTTCCGGGCCACCCAGGGCATCAACCCCCACCTGGTCATCTTCGACGAGGTCCACCTCCAGACGACCGACGCCATCTGGTCGGGCATGCAGATGGCCGGCGCCGCCCGCTCCGACGCGCTCCTGTTCGGGATCACGACGCCGGGCTACGACCTGACCTCGATGGCCCACGGGCTCTACACCGAGGCCAAGGCCGGCAGCGCCGGGCTGTACGCCAGGATCTTCGAGCCGGCCGACCCCGGCTGCGACATCGACGACCAGGCCGCGTGGGCCCAGGCCAACCCGGTGCTGGCCGAGGGCCGCGCCGGGTTCCTCGAAGCGCTGGAGTACGACCGCGCCCACCTTCCCGAGCACGAGTTCCGCCGCTTCCGGCTGGGGCTGTGGACCGCGACGGAGTCGGCCTGGCTGCCGTACGGCGCCTGGGACGCCTGCGCTGTCCCCGGCCGTGGACGGCCACCGGAGGGCGCCCGGGTGTGGCTCGGGTTCGACGGGTCCTACTCGGGCGACTCCACGGCGCTGGTGGGCTGCACCGAGGACAGGCACCTGTTCATCGCGGGGTGCTGGGAGAGCCCGGGGCGGAAGGGGTGGCGGGTTCCCCGCGACGAGGTGGACGACGCCATCAGCATGGCGTTCGCCGCTTGGGATGTGCAGCAGCTCCTGTGTGACCCGCCCTACTGGGCGCGGGAGATCGCCGACTGGACCGCAAGGTGGGGGGCGCGGGTGGAGGAGTTCCCCACGTTCAGCCGGGCGCGGATGGCGCCGGCCACGACCGCCCTCCATGCCGCCGTGCTTGATCAAGCCTTGACCCACGATGGAGACCCCCGGCTCGCCCGCCACGTCGCCAACTGCGTGGTCAAGCCCAGCCCTCAGGGTGATGTGATCACGAAAGCCGACAAGGACTCGCCGGCCAAGATCGACCTGGCTGTCGCGGCCACCATCGCCTACCAGGCCGCGGCCAGCGCCAGGCCGGCCAGGGGGGGCCTGTTCGTGGTGTAGGTGTCACACCCCCGGCGTAGGGTGTGGGTGAGGGAAACGCACCGCCCGGGAATTACACCCTTGTCAACACGTGTGACAAGGGTGTAATACGGGCGATGAATGGGGAAAAAGAGCAAGCGGGACGCGCAGCCGGCACAGGCTGAGCAGCGCGACGCCCTCTGGTCGATCAGCAACCCCGGCCTGTCGGAATGGCTCGGCCTGTCCCACACCACCACGGCCGGGCCACCGGTCACCGAGCGGACCAGCCTCGGCCTGACCGCGGTGTACCGGGCCGTGAGCCTGATCTCGGGGACGATCGCCGGGCTGCCCCTGAAGTCGTACCGGGAGACCGACGGCGTCAAGGTCCCCGTCGGGTCGTTCCTCGACAACCCCAACGGCCCGGACGGGCTCACACCGTTCGAGTGGGTGGAGCTGGTCCTCGTCCACCTCCTCCTCCACGGCAACGCGTTCCTGGCCCACATCCACAACGGCGCCGGGGCCGTCATCGGCCTGGAGCCCCTCCACCCGTCGTGCGTCACCGTGGACGCGGTCGACCAGCCGTGGCGGAAAGAGTTCACCGTCGCCATGGACGACGGGACCCACAAGGTCTTCACGCCGTTCGACCTGACCCACATCCCCGCCATGGGCACGGACGGCCTGCGGGGCCTGTCCCCGATCACCGTGTCACGCCAGTCGATCGGGACGGGCCTGGCGGGCGACGAGGCCGCGGCCAGGATCTTCTCCTCAGGCATGTTGATCGGCGGGCTGGTGTCCTCCGACGAGCAGCTGACGAAGGAACAGGCCGAGGAGCTCAAGGCGGGGCTCAAGGCGAAGATGGCCGGCGTCGACAAGGCGGGCGACATCGCGGTGGTCAACGCGTCGCTGAAGTTCTCGCCGTGGACGATGACCGCGGACGATGCCCAGTTCATCGAGACCCGGGTGCACCAGGTCGAGGAGGTGGCACGCATCTTCGGCGTGCCACCCCACCTCCTGGGCCAGACGGAGAAGCAGACCTCTTGGGGCTCGGGGGTCACCGAGCAGAACCGGGGCCTGGCCCGCTTCACCTTGATGGGGTGGACGTCGCGGGTGGAGCAGCGCCTGTCCCGGCTCTTGTCGCGCCCGACGTCGTGTGAGTTCGAGTACGCCGGGTTGCTCCAGGGCTCACCGCAGGAAGAGATCCAGCTCCTCCTGGACCAGGTCGCGGGCGGGCTCCTGACGTTGGACGAGGCCCGCCGCATCCGGAACCTTGCACCGCTCACCGCGGCCCCGGCCGCTGAAGAAAGCGAGCCTGTGAATGCCGATCAGAACTGACGTCGACGCGGGCATTGTCGTGGTCGCGGCGCTCATCCCCGCGGTGGAGGACAACGACGACACCAACGTCTCCACGACGATCGATCTCCACGACTACCCCGGGTACCGGGTCATGCTCATCGCCGGGACCGGGGCGCGCACCGATGGGACGTTCACGTTCTCGGTCGAGCAGTCTTCGGACGACTCGACATACGCGGCGCTCACGGCCAGCTCGGGCTCGGTGGCCGCGGTGTCGGCCGCGAACACGGTCCGGGAGGCGGGCTACCAGCCGACGAAGCGGTACCTGCAGGTCAAGAGCGTGGCGTCGGCCACGACGTCGGGCGCGCTCCAGTACGCCTTCGTGCTCCTCGTGCCGCCGTTCGGGTCGATCTGATGCGCCTGGCCGTCGAGTGCCGCTCGGAGATCACCGGCGACACCCTCGCCGGCCACGCCGCCGTGTTCGACACCCTGGCCCAGCTGCCCCGCCACTACGAGCAGATGGCCCGTAGCGCCTTCGATGAGGCGCTGGAGCGCGGCGACGACGCCGCCGCGCTCGTCAACCACGACCCGTCCCTCATCCTCGGCCGCCGTTCCGCCGGCACGTTGCGCCTCGACGTCGACCGCCGCGGCCTGGCGTTCGAGGTGGACCTGCCGGACACCAGCTACGCCCGCGACCTGAGGGCTTCTATCACCCGAGGCGATATCGCTGGGATGTCGTTCGGGTTCGTCGCCGGGTCGCACACGTGGGGCCGCGCCCCCGACGGCCGGCAGCTCCGGACCCACACCAGCGTCAAGCGGCTGCTGGACATCTCGCCTGTGACCTATCCCGCCTATGAGGGCACCGACCTCGCGCTCCGGGCGCTGGTCATCCAGCCCGAGCCGAACCGTCACCGTCTGATCCGGGCCAGGGCCCGGCTCCTGGAAGGACTGAACCGATGACCATTGAAGAGCTCGTAGCCGAGATGAAGGCCCTCATGGCCCGCCTTGACGAGCCCGAAGCGGAGCCGCTCACAGACGAGGAAGCAGCCCGCTACGAGGAGCTGGAGAAGCAGCTGGCGGTGTTCCGCCGCTCGGATGAGATCCAGCGCCGCCAGGCCGCCTACGAGACCCCGCAGTTCTCGGTGCGCCGCGGCGCGTCGCCGGAGGGCGGCACCGAGGAGCAGCGGGAGTTCCGGGCCGCGTTCATGTCAGGGAAGCTCATGGACCTCGGCGAGTTCCGCGCCCAGTCCTCGGCCACCACGGCGGGTGGCTATTCGATCCCGGCGTCGTTCCGGACCAAGCTCGTGGAGCGCCAGCTCGCCTTCGGTGGGATCGTCAAGGAGGCCGAGTCGATCACCACCGACGACTGGTCCCCGATGCCGTTCCCGACGGTGGACGACACGGCCAACACGGCCGAGATCGTCGCCGAGAACGCGGCGCCCGCCGCAGCCGGCGCCGACCTGGTCCTCGGTCAGAAGTCCCTCGACGCCTACCGCATCGTGGCGTCCGGCGCGAGCAACACGTGGCTGAAGGTCCCCATCCAGCTCATGGACTCCAGCTATCTGTCGTGGGAGGACTTCGTCGCCCGCAAGCTCGGGGAGCGCCTCGGCCGCAAAGAGGCGGCCCTGGCCGCGTCGGGCACCGGCTCCGGTGAGCCCCAGGGGCTCCTGACCGGCCTGACGTCCTCCGATGAGATCGCCTCGAACGCGGCGGGCCCGACGTACGCCGAGCTCCTCGCCTGCGAAGCGGTCGTGGACGTCGCCTACCGCGACATGGGGAACTGCAAGTGGATCATGAGCGACGGGATCTGGCGGCTGATCCGCGCCATCGTGGACGGCGCCAGCCGGCCGATCATCCTGGAGCAGGCCGTGTCCGGCATCGGCACCGGCGTCCAGCGCATGCTCCTCGGCTACGAAGTCGTGATCGACAACAGCCTGCCCTCCACCTGGGGTGACCAGGCCAAGACCCTCGTGTTCGGCGACATCCGGGAGGCGTTCGTGGTCCGCCGGGTCCGCAACCCGCAGATCGTCTCCGACCCGCTCCAGTTCTTCCTCAACGGCCAGGTCGGGTTCCTCGGAGCCTCCGGGTTCGGGAGCCTGGTCCAGAACCCCAACGCCGCGACCGTGATCTCGGGAGCCAACGTCTAGGTGGCCTGGGCGCCCGACTACTGCACGGCCGCCCAGCTCAAAAGCTGGCTCCGGATCGGCGACACCGCGGACGACGCGCTCCTGGCGTTCGCGGTGACCGCCGCGTCCCGCGACGTCGACCAGTACTGCGGCCGCCAGTTCGGCGTGGTCGGCTCAGCGGAGGCCCGCTATTACACGTGGTCGGGTGACCTCATCGACGGCCGGGCTGCGCTGGCCGTCGATGACCTGCAGACCGTCACCGACCTCGAGGTCCAGCCCCTCGACACCGACGGCGCCGCTCTCGGTGCGCTGCTGGTGTCGGGGGCGGACTTCGACCTGTGGCCCTGGAACGCCGCCGCCAAGGGCCACCCCTGGACACACCTCGTGGCACGCTCCACCGGCACCTGGTCGTGCTACCCCCGCTCGGTCGCCATCGAGGCGAAATGGGGTTGGACCGCCGTCCCCAGCTCGGTGCTCCACGCCACCCTCCTGGAGGCGGCCGAGACCTTCGCCCGCCGCAACGCCCCCTTCGGGATCGCCGGCTCACCCGAGATGGGCTCGGAACTGCGGCTCCTGGCCAAGGTCGACCCTGACGCCGCCCGGCTCCTCGCCCCCTTCAAACGGCACTGGGGCGCGGCGTGAGCCTCGACATCAACGCGGCCATGGACGCCATCGGCACGGCGCTCGGGACGATCGCCGGGCTGCGGGTGTTCGACTTCCCGGCCGACAGCGTGAGCCCGCCGGCTGCGTGCGTGGACCTGGAGAGCATCGACTACGACGCCGCCACCATCCGCAACGCCGACCGGGCCACGTTCAAGATCTTCCTCGTCGTTGGGAGCGTGGTGGACCGCACGGCCAGGGACGCCTTGCACGGCTACCTCAACGGCGCCGGCGCGGGGACCACCTCGATCAAGGCCGCCGTGGACGCCATCGGTGGCGGCAAGGTCCGCGTGATGCGGGCCGACAAGACCCCTGTCACGATCGCCGGCCAGGTCTTCCAGGCCGCGGCGGTGTTCGACGTCGATTACATCGCCTAGGAGGACCCAGTGGCTTACGCGCACGGTAAGGACAGCTACTTCGCAGTCGAGGACTCGGCGGCCACGACGCTGCGGGCCATCGTTGGTATCAAGACGATCACGTTCGGGCAGGAGAACGAGCTGGCCGACATCACGATCATCGGCGACGAGGGCCGCAAGTGGCGGCAGGGGCTCACGAACGGCACCATCCAGATCACCGGCCTGTGGGAGAACACCGCCTCCACCGGCTCCCATGTGGTCCTCCAGTCCCTGGTGGGCATCGAGGTCACCACCGGCTTCGAGTACGGCCCGCAAGGCAACACGTCGACCAACGTGAAGCTGTCCGGCGAGTGTGTCCTGGCGTCGTTCGAGACGAACACCGACGTGGGCGACATGGTGCTGTTCACCGCGACGTTCAACATCCATGGCGACGTGACCCTGGGGACGTTCACATGATCAGCGCCGAGGAGCTCCTCGGCCTGGCCGGCTGCGCTTCGGAGGTCATCGACCTGGGCGATGGGCTCGGGAAGGTCCGGGCGCGGCCCCTCACCTACGCCGAGGGGATCCGTTTCGGCGAGCTCGACTCGCGGGGCAAGGCTGTCCTCACCCTGCAGCTCGGGCTCGTGGAGCCGGCGCTCACCGAGGAGCAGGCGCAGCGCTTCTACGACGAGGCGCCGTTCGGGGCCCTCAACGCGCTCACCACCGAGATCCTCAGGCTGTCCGGGATGCTGGACCCCGGGGCCGCCCAGAAAAGCGTGGGAGCAGAAGCTCCTGCTGGGGGAGGTTGACCCGTTCGTGTTCCGACTCGCCCGCGACCTCCACATGAGCCTCGGTCAGGTCACCGCCCTCCCCCACCAGGAGCTCGTGGCCTGGAAGGCGTTCTACGCCGTGGAGCGCGCCTGGGCCGACCTGTTCGCCCAGGCCCACCGGTGACCTTCGGGAGCCCGATCCGCGTCGAGGGGCTCAGAGAGCTCCAGGCCGCCCTCAAAGCCTTCGATGGGGAATCCCAGAAGGCGCTGCGGGTCGCGCTCAACAACGCCGTCGAAGGCATCGCGTCCGACGCCCGCCGCCGTGTCCCCACCCGCAGCGGGAAGGCGAGGGCCAGCATCCGGGCCACCTCGTCGCAACGGGAAGCCCGGGTCTCCGCAGGCAAGAAGGCAGTCCCCTACTACGGCTGGCTCGACTACGGCGGCAAGACCGGCATCGGCCGCAGCATTGACCGGCCGTTCCGCAAGGCCGGGCGGTACCTGTACCCGGCGTACGAGGACCAGAAAGACGAGATGCTGGCCAAGCTCACCCGTGAGATCGTCGCCGTCGCCGGCCAGGCCGGGCTGAGGGCGGGCTGATGGCGGGCCCCACGATCCAGGTCACCCTCGCTGGGGACGCCACCTCACTGGACCGTGCCCTCGACCGCGCCGGCGCCTCCGCTGTCACCGCGGGAAAGAAATTCGACTCGGCGGGCTCGGACGCCAAACGCTTCGGCAAGAGCATGGATGGCGTCAACGACACCGTCGACAAGTCCGAAGGCAAGTTCATGGGCACCGCCGACCTCCTCGACGGCATCGGGGGCGCCTTCGGCCTCCCCATAGACGGCGCCGTCGGCATGGCCCGCAGCCTGGGCGACATGGCGTCCGGCATGACCTCCGTCGTGATCCCCGCCGTGCAGGGTGTCCTCACCAAGCTCGGGCTCATGACCGCCGCGACCGCCACCCAGACCACCGTCACCGAAGGCGCGGCCGTGGCCCAGACCGGGCTGAACACCGCCTTCAGCCTGTCGCCCATCGGGGCCATCGTGCTCGGCATCGGCGCCCTCATCGCCGTCGGCGTGCTCCTCGTGAAGAACTGGGACACCGTCAAGGCCGCGGCCGGGGCCGTGTGGGGTGTGGTGCAGGACACGTGGGACAAGGTGCTCGGCGTGGTGCGGGCCATCCCCTCGGCGTTGGCGTCGGCCGGCGCCCACATGTGGGACTGGGTCATGGCCGGCCTGAAGGGTGTCCTCAACGTGGGGATCGGGATGCTGGAGAAGTTCGCCAACGCCGCCCTCGACGCCGTCACCGCGCCCGTCGGCATCCTCAACAAGATCCCCGGGGTCAAGTCGATCATCCCCGACGTGCCCAACATCCACATCCCGCGGCTGGCCGCAGGCGGGATCGTGTCGCGCCCGACGCTGGCCATGATCGGCGAGCGTGGCCCCGAAGCCGTGATCCCCCTCGGCCGCGGCGGTGCCGGGGGGCCGATGACCGTGGTCCTCAACGTGGACGGCCGCCGCCTGGCCGACATCGTCGTCGCCAACCTCAACCGGGCCAGCTCCAACGGAGGGGCGGTGCTGCGCTGATGGCAGTCTTCGCCGGGTCCCGCATCCGCGACAACAACGTGTTCGGCACCACCACCGACAACCCACTCACCAACGTCGCCACCACCCTCAACTCAGCGGGGCTCGCGAACCTGAGCGCGGTCTCCAGCAACCATGCGGTGCTGGTGTTGGACCCGTTGCGGGCGGCCGGCGCCCCCGAGATCGTCATCGTCACCGCCCACACCGGCGCCGCCACCAGCGCGACCGTGACCCGCGGCGCCTACGGCAGCTCGGCCCGCCAGCACGCCTCCGGGACCCTCTGGGTGTTGGCCGCGACCGTCGATGACCTCATCCGTATCTGCACCAGCGCCACCCGCCCGGCCGACGTGTACGAGGGTGAGCTGATCTACGAGACCGACACCGACTCGTACAAGGCCCACAACGGCACCGCCTGGGAGCACGGCTGGACCCTGGGCGCCTGGACCTCGTTCACGCCGACCCTCACCCAGTCCGGCGCCGTCACGAAGACAGTGACACGGGCGAAGTACACCAAGGTGGGCCGGCTGGTCACCGTCTCCTACGACCTTGCGTGCACCGGCGCGGGCACGGCCGCCAACCGCATCGACATCGGCGTGCCCCTGACCGCCGCCTACGCCAACGACAACATCATTGGCGCCGGCTACGTCTTCGACCTGTCCGCAAACCTGGTCTACGCCGGGGCCGCCACCCAGGTCACAACCACCACGTTCGCCATCTACCTGGGCTCGGGCGCGGTCGCCAACCGGCTCGGCGTGGCCGGCATGACCGCCGCCCTCGCGGCCGGTGACACCATCACCGCCACCGTCCAGTACGAGGCTGCGGCGTGAGCCTCCACGCCATCGGCGCCCAGATGTACGCCGGGCCGGCCGCCGAGGACGTCGCGGTGTCGGCGGCCGGGATGCCGGGGGTGGCGTTCGAAGTCGCCTGGGACGGCACCAACTACGTGGATGTCTCGGGCGACCTCATCAGCTTCACGGTCGACCGGGGCCGCCAGGTCAACGAGGACAGATACCGCGCCGGGACCCTGGCCGTCACCCTGAAGAACGACCAGCGGCAGTACGACCCCGCCCATTCGGCCGGGCCCTGGTACGGCAACATCAAGCCGATGCGGAAGGTCCGGTTGCGGGCCACCTGGGAAGGCGTCACCTACTCGCTGTTCACCGGGTTCGTGGACCGCTGGCAGCAGCAACCCGACGGGCCCAACTGGAACACCGTCGCGGTCACCGCCACCGACGCCTTCAAAGTCCTCGGCCGCGCCCTCCTGCCCTCCAGCGCCTATGTCGTCGAGGCCCTGGCCGACAGCCCCGCCCACCTCTACCGCCTCAACGAGCCCGAGGGCTCCACCCTCTTCTACGACACGGTCTCCAACCGTGACCTGACCGTCCAGAACGTGTTCACCACCACGGCCAGCATGGTGGCCCGCGAGGCCGGCACCGCCATCCTCACCGGCAGCTCCGACACGGGTGGCATCACCTCCCTGGAACAGCCGGCGCCGGCCACCGCGATCACGGCCGAGGCCATGGTGCGCATCACTACCGTGTCGGGCACCATCACGGGGGAAGTCGCCTACGTCGGCCTGTCCCCCGACGTGAGCACCGGCTGGACCCTTGACGTCAACTACAACGGCGGCCTGTACAACGCCAGGTTCGGGGTCCTGACCACCGCCGGCATCGTCCTGGTGACAGGGACCACGACCCTGTCGAACGGCGCCGAGTACCACGTGGCCGGGACATGGGACGGCGCCACCGCCCGTGTCTACGTCAATGGTGTCGAGGAGGGCTCGGCAGCCATCGGGGGCACCCTGTTCCCCGCCGGGCAGACCACGTTCATGATCGTGGGCGGCGCCGAGCTGGGCGCCATCGTGAACACCGGCCTGGACCAGGCCAAGCTCCAGATGGTCGCTGTCTACCGCACCGCCCTCTCCGCGGCCCGGCTCGCCGCGCACGCCTCGGCGGTCACGACCCCGTGGGACAACGACACCCCCGGCCAGCGCGCCGCCCGGGTCCTCGACGCCATCGCCTGGTCCTCCACCCTGCGAGAGCTCGACACCGGCCAGTCCGCCCTCCAGTCCGCGGAGCTCGACATGAGCGCGCTGGACCATCTGCAGAAGGTCGCCGAGTCCGAGTTCGGCGTGCTCTACACCCGGGCCGATGGGGTGGTGCGGTTGGAGGCCCGCCTGAACCTGGCGAACCAGCAGGACTACGGGTCGTTCACCGACGCCATCGGCTCGGCCCCGGCGATCGTCGCCTACCTCCCCGACTATGGCGACGACCTGATCCGCAACGACGTCACCGTGAGCCGCTCCGAAGGCGTCGCGCAGAACGTCCGCGACACCGCCTCCATCGGCGAGTACCAGACCCTGTCCTATGTCGTGGACGGGCTCTACCACGACAGCGACGCCCTGTCGCTCTACGCCGCCCAGTTCATCCTGTCCGAGTACAAGGACCCCAAGCAGCGGATCACGGGCCTGGACATGCGGCCCCGTTCCAACCCCTCGGTGCTCTACCCCCAGCTCCTCGCCCGTGAGCTCACCGACCGGGTCACCGTCGCGTACACCCCTCAGGGTGTCGGCTCCCAGTTCTCCCAGACCAGCGTGATCGAAGGGATCAGGCACACCGGCGGCCCCAAGAGCTGGGAGACCACGTGGGCGTTGTCCACCGCCCTCGGGGGCACAGGCGGCTGCTTCCTGGAGCTCGACACCGGCCTGTGCGGGCTCGACACGGCGAGGCTCTACTTCTGATGGAGACCCATGGCCTATAGCTCCCCGAGAACCTGGGTGGCCGGCGCCATCGTCACCGCCGCGCAGCTCAACCAGGAAGTGCGCGACAACCTCAACGCCGCCTTCCCCATCGGCGTTGACGGCTGGACCGCCTACACCCCGACGCTGGTGCAGTCCGGCGCCGTGACGAAGACAGTCACCTACGCCAGATACCAGCGGGTGGGCCGGCTCATCGTCGCCCAGGTCAAGCTGGACTGCACCGGGGCCGGCACGGCCAACAACGCGATCACCATCGGGTTCCCCGTGACCGGCGCCACCGTGAACAACGAGGTACTCGGCGCCGGGGGTGTCTTCGATGCCTCCGCCGGTATCTGGTACATGGGGTCGGTCATCGCGACGGGCGCGCCCGCCACCGGGAATTGCGTGATCATCTCCGGGAGCGGGACACCGTCCGCCGCCCTCGGCCAGACCGGTGGCGTCATGACCGCCGCCCTCGCGGCCGGTGACATCGTGACGGTCAGCATCACCTACGAGGCTGCGTCGTGATCGACCCGGGCTGCTCACCAGAGGTGGCCGGGATCATCGCCTACGCCCAGTCCACCGGCGTCGCCTACAAGGTCACCTCGACCTACCGGCCGGGCGCCATCACCGCGGCCGGGAACCCCAGCCGTCATGGCCGGAAGCTGGCCGTGGACTTCGCCTGCCCCCGGCCGTCGCTGGACTCGGAGGGCCTGGCCGACATCTTCCGGGTGTTCATCCCCGTCGAGCACCGTCTCAACGAGCTGATCTACGCCGGCCCGCAGGTCTCCTACAACATCAAGGCCGGCCGCCGGGTGGGGAAGTATGCCCAGAGCATCCACCACAACCACGTGCACGTCGCGGTGGACCCGGGGCTGATCCTGGCCACGGTCAAGCCGGTGGTCGTGGTCAGCGCCGTGGTCGCCCCGGCGCCCGACGACACCGATGGGAGAGAAGACATGGCCGAGCCCGTGGACGCCGTCTGCGCCCCTTCCGGCGGCGCCTGGGTCCTCACCCGCGACGGCGGGGTCCGCGCCTACCACGGCGCCCAATACCTGGGGTCCTACCCGGGCCTGCCCCCCGAGGCCCGGCAGGGTGAGCGGACCTTCGTTGAGATCCGCCTCAACGAGATGGGGGGCTACACCCTCCTCTCGTCCGGTGGGGAGTCCTACGCCTTCGGGCCGTGACATGGCCATGGCGCCGCCGCCGCCCAGATGGCAGTCGGCCGCGATCACGATCCTCGGCGTGTGCCAGGTGCTCGGGTTCAACGTGGCCCAGAACGCCAGGGACCTGGGTGACCGGGTGAAGGAAAAGGTCGAGCAGGTCGACCAGAAGGCCCGCGAGGTCGTCGACCAGGTCGACAGCGTCGCCGACCAGCTGGAGCAGAAGATCGACACGGTCGCCCGCACGCCAGGCCCCGCTGGCATGCCGGGCCCGGCTGGGCGGGGTGGCGTGCCGGGCCCCGCCGGGGGGTCGGGGCCCGCGGGCGCCCCCGGCCAGCCGGCGCCCCCGTCTGCGCCGCCGCCGGTGGCCGCGCC